TTCCTATACTCAGTACGTTGCCTGTAGTTGTTAGGTTGCCATTGTTAATGGTATTTCCGTTATTGATGGTTTGTCCATTATTGACAAAATTACCATTGAATGTTACTGGACCTGTTGCAGTTAAGTTACCGGTTGTTACCACATTACCTGTGGTTGTCATTGTGCCATATGTAACAATGTTACTGTTAAAATTTGTATTTGCGCCGTTGAATGTTACATTACCTGGCAAAATAATGTTTGCGGTGTTTTGAACTGCTGTATTTGCAAGATTCCAAGCAAGTTGTATGTTTGTGTTTTGTGTGTTATTGATACCAACTTGTGTGTTAGCTAGAGCAAAAGCCGCTTGCGTATAAGCATTGGAAGCACCAGCAGTAGATTGAATGGTACCATCACCAAATGTCAAATAAGATTGTGTGTTGAGTGACAACCCATTTGCAGTAATTTTAGCAGAAATATTATTTGCATATTGACCGCCTACTGCAAACACAACGTTTGTTCCTGGATTTGCAGTACCTATCACTAAGTTGCCTGTTGTAGATGAACCTAGACCATCTACAATTAAATAACCATCTAGTGCATATTGTGATGTTTGTCCTAATGGAACTGGATTCCAAGTTGAGTTGTTGATACCCAAATCAATAAAACCACCAGTATCGGATCCATTATCCGTTGTCAATACCATATCCGATGCACCGTTCGGATTAAAATTTTGTACATTGATTTGAATAAAATTTGGATTACTATTTGAGAATTGTGCAACGGTATTTTGCAACAATACAGGATTTGTTCCAACATTCAATATTTCATTTGAATACAAACCTTGAGCCAAGGTGTGTGCAGTCATTTGGAATGTGGTATCTGTTGGGTTATCAACACCAACAAACGTGGTTAGTTGAGTATTCGCATTGATACTGTTGAATTTTGGTAATTCTGAAATCTTAATTTGTGACATTTTTTATCCTATTAGAAGTTCGTTTCCTTGTTCGTCTGTCAATATATTTCCTAGTTCATCAGTAAGTGATAAGAAGTATTGTGTTCCGACTGGTCCATAAACCTGAACATTTTCATAAGTGGAACTCATTGTTCTACTGATAGAGACTAAACCATTACCGCCACTGGATAATGCGCCACTCAATGTCACAACATTTGTTTCGTAGTTTACAGAACTGACAGTCTGTGATGTTCCGTTCACGTACAATACGTCATTGACACGGATAACATCCTTCATAGGATAATCTGTGTTACTATAATTTCCATTGTTAATGAAATCATAAGAACCAGTCAACGACATTATATTTAGTTGTATGTTGTTGATTGTGTTTGCTACTGCAACGTTTGCAAAATAAGTCCAAACGTTGTCTTGTAGTGTAATTGTGTTTGCAGCAGAATTTACACCAATAACTAAAGACGAAACAAAGTCTGTTACGCCAGTTCCATATGTAAATGAGATGGTTGAGTTGTTTGGAGTGAATATGTTTGCAAGATTTGCACCCAAAGTGTTACTAATAACGACTATGTTGTTACTTGGTTTTGCTGCTGTACCGCCAACGATGTATGCACCAGAACCTGTGTTCACATAATGGTACAACGGATAACCAGTCTGTAACGCATCAGTTGTTGTAAAGTTGAATGAGTTATTGGACTTCATAGCGAATCGACCAATAACCTTCATGCCACTTGGATGCAACAAGTTCAACAATACATCACGATACTTGGCTATTTCTTTTTCTAATGTGATTTCGTATGTAAAGTTGTTGTATTCTAAACTCTGTAGTACGTCAAACGCACTAGGTTGTCCAGATGAGTCTAAGTATTGTCCATTACCAATAACAAGACCATTCAAGAATGTCGCGGTTGCCTTTGCGTGACCGTCACCGTAAGTCATAATACCGTTCGCAGAATCGAAACGTGTATCACCTGTACTGTTATCAAACGTAGTATTATGAATATTGGTATAACCTGAAACCAAGTTGTAGTTTGCGCCAATAGAATCTATCTTCAATGGAAGATCGAAGTTTGGTTTAGAATTGTAGTTGTAAACTCTCAGTTGGTAAATACTGTTACTTGTTGGAATGGCATTTTCTAGAACGAATATAGAATCTACTGTTGCAGAATAGGTTGAATTTCTTGTGTTGCCTTGGTAAATTGTATCACCTGCAACAGGTAAGTAAACTGGCGAAACGTTTTGTACAATCAAGTCCTGAACAACTAGAGAAATATTTGGTGCAGCAACATAGTCCGCACCGTTATCCAGAATGTTAAACGAAACAATAGAACCAATACGGTTTGCAATTTCAGAGAATGTTGCACCAGAACCAAGGTAACCGGTTACACCAAGTATTGCTGTACCCAAATAGAAGTTGCTTGAACTTACTGTACTTGATGCATTGGTGGTCAACATCAAAGTATTTGCATTGATGATAGATTGAATCGTACCTATAACCACATTACTAGATGTTACTAACAGACCATTGTTGCTTAGGTTTGCAGTGAAGTTTGTTCCTGTACCTGTAACATACATGTTTGAAGAATTGGCAGAAATTGTTCCTGTAGCCAATCTTGTTGGTGTAACTTGTGGTAGACCATTGAAATAACCCATACCACCTAGTGGATAAGGGTTTGGCGTGTTTCCAATCTTCTGGTTGACGTATGATACTGATACGATAGAACCGTTTGTTCCGGTCTGTGTAACCTGTGCATACGCACCATAACCAGTGCCTCCGATGAACTTTATGTTATCACCAACAGAGTAACCAGAACCTGCATTGAAAATTTGAACTGGTGCCAAAATGCCCAAGTTAGCCAAGTTCGATTGAGAGTAATCATCTTCTGTGTATAAAGATGTAACTTCAACTGTTGGGTTTTGTGTGAAACCACCACCCTGGTTTTCAATAATGATAGATGAAATTGGATATGTTGTGAAGGCGCCAAAGTTAAATGCATTTGCCATCACAGTGTTGGCATTCGCAGTTGTAAATGCTAATGTGTTTGTATTTACACCAGTAACATAGCCAGTAATGTTATTACCCAAACTAATTGTACCAACAACGTTTGTTAATTGTAGTACGTTATTTGAAGAACCAACGGAATAGTTGCTAACAATTTGTGCACTGAATGTACTGTTTGCTAAGTTAGGACCTTGATAAACACCTTCACCTACTTGGAATTGTCCAACATCATACTGAATACGGACATTTGCACCTAGACTTTCGTGTGCCAAAATGTGTCTAGAAGCGTGTGTAGAATTGCCAATTAATGGTGCAGTGTTTGAAATTGTTCCTGTCAAATTTGTAACCAACAACAGTACGTTGTTTGCTGGATCCATATTTGTAACTTTACCGCTAAAAGTATTTGCAGCTAATGAAGGTCCTTGATAAACAGTTTCATTATTTGCAAATTGTGCAGGTTGTGGTACTGTAAGATAGTTACCAGATGCAAAATGATAGTTGGCATTACCTAATGTAATGTTTTCTTTTAGAACCAAACTGTCTAACGGAATAAATGTTGCGTTTGCTTGACCAATCGGATCTAAACCACCAACAACGGCCAAAGGTGCTTTTGGACTTTGACCAACCAAATCTGTGAAAGAAACTTGTGTGTTTGCTGAACCTACTGTTAGTGCAGCACCCGATTGTGTATAACCATAACCTTCAGTAATAACAGTAATACCTTGAATTGAACCTACTGTAACACTTCCAACTTCTGCAATAGCACCAGTCGGATTTGGTGTATTTGGATTTAGACCACCATAAAAAACAACTGGATCACCTACGGAATAGTTTAGACCTCTATTCTTTGGAGATATTAAAACTTGACTAATTTGACCAACAATCAGCGCTGTAAGTGTTTCTGCACCGACTGTTCCTGCTGGAACAACTTCACCATTAAGGAAATATAATGGTTGATTACGGTTATCAACAATTGTAACCGTTTCTCCAGATTGGAACAAACGTTCAATGTTTGAAATGAATACTTCTGTTTTTAAACCATCGAATACCGATGTTTCGATTGTTGCAATAGATTTGGATGTATTACCAAAAATACGATAGTTATTAACGTGTAGGAAGTTTGGATCAGCAGTTGCTAATTTTAAACTTCTTGGCACATACCATTTACCACCTGATGCCTTAAAAACTGCATCTTTGGTGTAGAAGAAATCAACATCTGTGTTATAAAGAACACGGAATAGAAATTCGTATGATGCTGGTGTACCTTTTGATTGATACAACTGCTTTGCAATTTTAATGACTTTTCTTGGATCGGATAAGATGTCCTGTGGGAAATAGGACATAAAATCATTAACATAATAATTTAAAAATTCTTGTGTGGTTGTGTCAATGTCCATGTAGGACGGAATACTTTTGGTAAAGTCAAGAACATTACCTTGTTCTTCCATCCATTCATAGTACGCCTTCAAAAATGTGGTAAAGTTAGCGTAGGTTGGGTCCTCACTAATGAACTTAGGGAGTTCGTAGGGAACCAGTAACGATTGCTTTTGATTACTTTGTATCATTTACTTAATTCTTTGCTGTTACACTGACACTTATCGCTGCTGGATCATATGGGTCGATGCTAATAATTCTGTTGTATGATGAAGAAATCAATGTAGTTGTTGGTTTGGCGGTTATCGTTAATTCACCCAATGGATTATCTACTCCAATAGGATTCAAACTGGCTAGAGTTATTATACCGTTTATGTAGTCGATTGATCCTGCGTTATTGCTAACAACAACTTTACCTTTAGTTGTATCGTTGTAATATGTTCGTAATACACCATATTGACCACTCAATGTAGCTACAGCAGAAGCACCTGTTCCCTTATCACCTGTTGCTGGAGTAATATTAACAATTGCGGATGTATAACCAATACCTGTGTTCGCAACGGTGATTGCTGTTACTGCACCATTGACAACTGTTGCATATGCTGATGCACCTGTACCATCTCCTGTGATTGTAACTATAGGTGTTTGTGCATAGTTATAACCAGTGGTGACAATAGAAATTGATTCTACTGAACTTGTTGAAGTTGGGATTTCTTCAATATAGACACCATCAAGTGCTATTTGTGTGTTTGCTGGGTTAGCAACTTGAATTGCAGGTGAACTAGAAACACCACTACCAAAAACACCTCGTTGTAGTGGACTATTAAAGTTCAATGTGTAAGTTGCAACAGTACCCAATGTAGGATAGAACTTCTTCTGTACGTTTATGTTGAAGTCTGAACTGATAATAGATGGGTCAAAATTATTAATAGAAGACAACAATTCATACGAGTTGAATGTTGAGTTGAATGTATTCAAGTTGTTTGCTGAGTAACCATAAATTGCATTCTGGATTCCAGTTTGCATGGTTGAAGGTGTCAATGTTGTCTGTGATTGTTGATACAATACGTTTGCATTGACTTGAATGTATGTGTAATCTGGATCAATAATAGTTGGCTCAACAGTAACAACACTAATTGGTTTGATGACTTGTTCAAGTATCAGTTGTTTCTGTGTTGCTGTCAAATCATATGCACCAGATGGTTTCAAAGAAACGAATACTTGTCCGTAAATTGGTGGATTATTTTCTTCTCCGCCCCATACAGAAACTGCGTCAAATGGAATACCAAGATTGTTTTGTTGAATTGCTGTGATATAGTCATTTTTACTAACAGCACGACCTTGTGCAGCAAATGCTTTAGGTGCTTGAAACTTGATAGAAGAGATTGTTTCTTTATCTGTTCCTTGTGTTGCAGGACTACCACCAGTAGTTGAAACACTTACGCTTGTATAACTGCCAATATTGTCCATCAAAACAAAATTGTTGGCCAAACCACCAGCAGAACCAGTAGTAGAAATATATGTCACTACAACAATGTTTCCGTCTGATAGTTGTTTACCTAGTACACCATCGCCAAAGTAGATTTGATAATTTCCGTTGACCGCTTCTTGTAAGAAGTAAACGGTGTCTGTTGGTCCTAATGCCAGATAATTTGTTGTTGGTGAATAAACTTGATATGAATTATTAGAAGATGATTCTTGTACAGTTACAACCAAAGTTGTTGCATCAATATTTTGGTCAGGTATTTCGTAAATGTAACTTGGATTTGTTGTAGAGTTTACAGTAAAAGTGTATGTTTCTACAGTGCCTTGTTTCAATTCAACACTGGTGAAAGATGCCATGTTGTTTGCAACACTAACTGTAGAATAATCTGTTGTAACATAGTTATAGTTGACACCATTTACTGATTCTGACATAAAATTGGTGTACTTTGGAATACTAAATGTTGATGTTGTTACACCATTAAACGCCACATTAATTTGAGCAACTGCACCGATTGGAGATTTTGGCACATAGTTCATTAGTTTTGCATGTGATACAACAGAAGATCGTTGTAGTGCAGAATCCAAGAACATTTCATTCGCAACCATGTTCAGATAGTATGCGTTGTATTGTGTGTTGTATGCTAGTACGTCCAACAATGTGGACATAGCAGAACCTGAAAAGTTGTAATCTTTAAAGGTGTCCTGTGATTGTAGATAGGTGATGAAATTTTTCTTGATGTCACCAAAATCTAAATTAGCAACTTGAATATTAGTGTTAGATGCCATTATCTGGACCTCTGAAGAATTAGGTTAACTGCTGTGGGTGCTGTATTGTTTCCAACAAAAAATTGCAAAAATACGGTAAAAGTTTCCTGGTCAGGATTCAATTGAACAACCAATTTATCAATCTGAGCTCTAGGCTCATAGTTTCCAATTACGTTTCTGATTTCGGTATCCAACATGTTTGCGGACAATTCTGTTGCAGGTTCGAACAGAATTGCATCTATGTTTGATCCCAAGTCAGGTTGAAATGGTCGTTCGTAGAAATTTGTCAGTAGTAAATTTCTAACTGATGCAATTACCGCTTGGTCATTATAACGCAAAGCAACGTCCCCCGTACCTGGAGTTCGGTTGAACGTTAAATCTAAATCTGCGTAAATCTTAGGTAATGTTGCCATCTTCTATTTATTGTGTTTATGGAACATCTTGTGATGTTGTTGGTAGTGTTGTCAACGGATCCGCACCAGCCTTAGCAATAAATGGGTGGGTGTGGGTGTTATACAATGTTCTTAGATACATGAGACTGTCTGTGATTTGACCTAGAGGACCATCCATAACTAACGGAGCATACACCTGGACACCTGCTGTGATGTTGGTTGTTGCAGAGACACTTCCACTAGATGTAATGTCTCCAGTGACACTTAGGTCGCCGTTAATCAATACATCAGCCTGCACTTGCACCTGATTCTTAGACGAAATCAGTGCATTTCCTGTGATTGTTGATGTTAAATCGCCAGCCACTTGTTGGTTTACATCACCATTAACACTTTCATACACATTTCCATCGACCTGAAGTGTTGCATCGCCTTGAACGTGCATGATAGAATCACCAACAATCGTTATGTTGCATGTTCCTTTAATCAAAACATTGTTATCTTGTGCAATAATTTCATAATTTGCACCAACAATCTTATTAATTTGTGTTCCGTCAGCCTGTGTTTCAGTGAATGTTCCTGACCTGTGTTGCAATCTAACTCTCTCGGCACCAGGAGTATCATCCATCTCAAACAAATGACCTGATTCGGTCTGTGTTAAATTGTTATAAGGGTATTCTGCTTTGTAATCTGAGCGTGGTTCAACCCAAGCAACTAACGGTGGTAATACTGTTGACATAATTAAACCTTAATTGAATTCTCTAGTTTGTTTATTTCGTTCTGAGCATTCGCCAAAATACTGTTGCCTAGTCCACCAGTTTGTCCTGGTAGGTTAATCTCACTATTTATTTGTTGCAACACAGCTGCAGGCAAACTGTTAATGTATGAAACTGCTTGATTTATTTCATTGACCGCCGCAGTAATCTGCTTTGTGGCATCAGTAACTGCTTTCGCTTCTTGTGAATACGCTTTAAATTTTGCTTGTGCTTGTGCTATATCATTCTTGAGATCATCGCCTAAGCCCGAACCTGGTACAGAGAACGAAGCAATGATTGCATCTTTTGCCAATCTAATTTCTTGTACGAACGCCAGTGCTTGTAACTTTGCAGCGGCCAAAGATGCTTTGATTGGTGTGGTGATGTCTGTAACTGCACTTCTAGTAGAATTGGTTGCAGATATTGCTGAGTTTGCAATCTCACCTCTGGCCAATGGTGCAACAGTTGGTTGTCCTGGTGCATATTGTGTTTGACCGGCAGGAACTTGAGGCGCTGCAGCAATCTCTGCCGCAGTTCTTGGGTCTTGGAAACCAGAATCTCCAGATGCAACTGGACCTTGAATACCTGGCAATACACCCATCATCACGGGGAACTGACCAGATTCACCATCAAAGAAGAAACCAATGATGTAATCACCTTCTCTTGGTGTTGAAAAGTCTTTAGAACGATTCAATGGATACAATGGCATACACCATGGCAAATCGTCAGTCGGTATTAATTGCTTGTTGTCTGTATGCCAACCAAAGATTCTGACTTGGCAACGACCAACTTGTAGTGGGTCCATTCTGTTTTCAACAACACCGACCCACCATACAAAACCATTAAGGCCTGCAAAATTGTTTACCATTTTCATTATGTAATTCCTTTAACAGTATTATTCCAGACTGAAGAACCAGTATTAACGGCAGAATATTGAGTTGCATTACTTTCTTTAGCAAGTTCCAATACAGTTCTATATTGGTGCACAGTCAACATATGTCTCACTGCCGTAATCAGATAGTTGCCAGAGTAGAAATCGTCCGGTTCTTTTTTATTTGGGTCTTTAGATAGTAAGTTGAATGTGATTACTCGTCCTACAGTCAATCCTGGGTCACCAGGAACAGTTATCTTGACTCTTGTATAGTTGAGTAGAGGTAACTGTGATGTTCTAAAGGGAATATAAGTTTCGGCAAAGATGTCATGTGCCACTGAACCTGGATGACTCTTGATGTAACTTGAATCGTTTTGATTGTAATTTGAGAACACCAACTTGTACACCGCCTGTGGTGTCTGGTTCAGTCCATCACCTTTTCTGTTAGTGAAGTTGTTGGTGATTGGAAACTTATTCAACTTGGTTGCTTTGTTTGAATATGCACCGTAATCAAAGTTAGTTACTCTATATCTTCTCAGTAACGGGTCAACAGACAACAATTGGTTTGCATACACACCAGAATTGATTGCACCAAGTGAGTCATATGAGTCCATGATTTCATATGTCAACACGTTATAAATCTGTTGTGTGTTTGTTTGTGTCTTTTGACTTACGTTCTTTGGATTAAAACTATATGCATTATACACTTCTTGTGTAAACAAAGTTTGTAATGAACGATAGTTGTAACCAAGTTTGTCTTCGTACAACAACATATCTGCACCTGGATTATTTGCAGGCCTTGCATATGTTGACATCCAATTGATTGCGTCAAATGGTTTTAGGTTTGGTACTAAAAAGTCATATACGCCATAAGTTTGTTCAACTACTGAAATTTTATTTTCTGGTACTTGTAGATAGTTTTTCAGTATGTCGATGACGTTTGAAGCAATGTCTTGACTTCTATATGACTTACTAACTTTGTATTGTTCTGACAACAACAGTTCTTCTGAACAGAAGTATAAAGAATACGTTTCTGTGTTACCATCATTCTCAGGTATTCTTTTTGCTACCTTGAACACACGGAAAATCTTGTCAACAATATTGGTTGCATCGTCTGCCTTACCAAAAGTCATACGAATGAATTCATTACCATTCATGTGCAACTTTTCAATGTAACCAGTAGCATCAACCAACATCAGATAACCAGATGCGGTGTTATTAAAGATATCTTCATTATAAGATAATTCAACTAAAATATTCTTTACATCAAATGTGCTAACCGCAGTCAACAACGTTAAGTTGATTAACGTATAGTCATTTGGGTAAATAATACCGGTCTTTTTTAATCCTGGTGTATCTGCCATTATTTACTCATCAATGATTTGAATTGTTGTTCAAATTGTGGAACATAAATTGAGTTGACCAAATTGATGTTTCTATTTGCTTCATTCATCTGTATTTCATAATTAAAGATTGATTGTGTTGAAGCTGAGTATTTTTTGGTCACATAATTTCCATTAGGGAAATAAACTGGATTACCTGGATTCTCACTGATGAGTGCATTAACATTTGCATATGCAACAGCATCAATATTGTAATTTGTTATTGTTGTATTTGATGTTGCACTCTCATATGTTGTCATTGTCAGAACGTAATTCTGTATGTTGTTTTGAGTGTAAGCCAATACATCTGATGTCGTTACATCAGTAACAGCAATGTTTAATGTGTTTGCTGTTACTTCTTTGTACTTGTCTAAGAGATAGTCATCAAATAGATTTGGTCCCATTGGCCATTGCCATTGTGGGTCAATGATTTGATTTGAGTACAATACAATCCAATAACGATACGGATCACCATAGTACTTGTTTGCAATAGACTCTGGTGTATCACCGTCTTGAATGTCATAGTTATAGAACAACAACGGATTGTTCAACAATGTAGGAACAATCTCGGACCTTAGCATCAGATTTGTTAGAGCAATCTGATTACCATTATAATCTGTCGTAGAAACAAATGGAAAACTCTGGAAGTATTTCATTATCTAAGTCCCTGTGGATCATTGATATTTTGGAAACCCTTCTGTAAGCGACCTCTATCAACAATTTCAAGCTCTTTGAACTGTAGGGTTAATGTTGTTTGAACTGGTGCACCATCAGTGTGTGCAGCAAAACCATTAGGTGCATAGTTCACATCGATACCTTCTAATACACAATCAGCATACTTTGGTAAGTATTGGTTCTCTGCACCTTTAACCTTAAATTGCACCTGGAATAGTGATGGTGGAATCAAATACATGCTTTGACTTGATACTGATGCGCCACTTGTTAGTGTCGGTGCAGCATGATACTTAAACGTATAGATGATGTTATCAATAGTCTTTGCTTCTTGTTGTGATTTTGGTGTAAACGTGAAAGACAATTGAAACGATCTCATTGGGAGACCTTTGTAAACCATCTGGACTTGTGGGTTAATTGCTAGGCCTTGACCTTGTAGTAATATACCAGTAAGATCCGCACCAGTTCCTGCTTTTGCACCTGCAATTGCACTTCCTGCCTGTACTGCCAAACCGATTGCATTAGGATCAGAAGAAACTGCACTGTATGCTTTGCCTGCCTTAACACTTAAACTTGCAGAACCTGAAGCGGATGCAGCATCAATACCTTTTGAAGCAAGTTGGTCAATCGTTCTTAAATTACTAACTGTTTCACCTAAAGCATCTCTTAGACTTACTTCCGAATATTCTGCACTATATGTGGCGGCCAATGTATCTGGCATGTATAATGAGATGATTGATTTCAATTTCTTAACTGGTGGTGTAATTGCTATACCCTCTTGTAATGCTGTGCCAAACGCATTTGCTCCGGCGGCCAATGCATTTGTTGCTTTTTGAACGTAAGTTCCTGCCGAATTAGGTAACAAATTACTGATTGCGTTGCCTGCTGAAGAGATTGAACTTGCTGAAGATTGAATTTCTTTACCTAGAAATGTGGTTGCATTTGTTTTTAGATTAGCACCACTTGGTGATGTTTCGTAAGAGGCTGGTGCAACTTCCCTAATGGAGAATTGGACATAGTGTGTTTTAGTTGCATCAGTAGAAAGTTCTGGTGGATAATTCATTGTGGTCAAACTATCACCACCAAACAAAGCGGCCAATGGACCACTTGCCACTTGGCCTAGTGCACCAGGTAATGCTACACCACCTACTGCTGTTGGAATTGAAATTATTGCCATGTTTGTCTTAATAAGAGGAATATATACTATTTATGGCTTATTCTGGAAGATTCGTACCTAAGAATCCACAAAAGTATGTGGGTGACTATAAAAATATCATTTATCGCTCTACATGGGAGGCGAAAGTGATGACATGGTTAGACAAAAACCCGGATATTATCTCGTGGGCGTCAGAAGAACTTATAGTTCCTTATATATCTCCTGTCGATGGACGATACCACAGGTACTTTCCAGACTTCTTAGTCAAGGTTAGAACCAAAGATGGCAAGTTAAGAACCATGATGATTGAGGTTAAACCTAAGAAACAAACGATTGAACCAGTAAAAAAGAAACGGATTACCAAACAGTACATTCAGGAAGTGGCAACTTACGGTGTCAACCAAGCCAAATGGAAAGCAGCAACCGAGTTCTGTCTTGATCGTGGTTGGGAGTTCAAAATCTTCACTGAAGACCATCTAGGTATGTAACTAAATAGAAGATGGCAACATCTAAACTAACCACACTCGCAGAACAAAAGAAGACTCTTGGTCATAAAACTATGTCCCAAGATGCGACCGTATGGTTGCAAACAAAAATTGCTGAACTGAAAAAGGGTCAAATCTCTCAGATTCCTTCTACTATAAACCGTGAAAAGTTTAGGCAGATGAACCAGTTTAGACTGGGAATGATGTATTGTTTCTATTATGACCCTAAAACCAAGGCAGATTTGCCTTATTGGGACAGGTTTCCAATGGTTTTGGTGTTGGAAAGATACAATGATGGTTTTCTGGGACTGAATATACACTATCTTCCAGTCAAATGGCGTGTTGCTTTTATGACCAAATTGATGAGGTTTGCACAGTTGACACCAGATGATGATATCAAAAGAATGAGAATTTCTTATGATATATTGAATGCCACTAAGAGATATGCTGAGTTTAAACCTTGCTTGAAACGATACTTACATGGACATATTCGTTCCAGATTGTTGATGATCCAACCAAACGAATGGGATGTAGCAACCATGTTACCTATACAACAATTTAGAGGTGCTAAACCGCAAGAAGTTTGGAGAGATTCGGTTCAGGAGTGGAAAGACCACATAGCACATTTTAACCAAGAAGATTAAAAATGAATTCAAATATTTCATCGTTTTTAAGTTCATTTAAAGGTGACATTGCACGACCAAATAGGTTTGATGTTACAATTAATGCACCGATACCTTTGTTGCCATATGTTGCAACTAGCCGTAATTTAACTTTTAGATGTGAAACTGCTCAGTTGCCTAGCAGAACATTTGCTACCGCAGAACAAAAGTTTGGCGCAAACCCTATTGAAAAACATGCATATCAGTCCAACTATAATGAATCTGATATGACTTTTATTGTTTCTGATGATATGTCTGAGAAGATTTTCTTTGATGCATGGATGGAGTATATTAACCCAACTGCAACGTTTGATTTCAACTACAGAAACGATTACATTTCAACAATACAAGTAAACCAATACGGTATTGATAATAAGTTGACCTATTCTGTCAACCTTATTGATGCTTTTCCAATTTCTGTAAACCAATTAGACCTAGACTGGTCTAATGATGGTCACCACAAGTTGACTGTTGTTTTTGCTTACAGATACTGGCAAAACAATTCAATACAGGCACTTGGTTCCAGTCTACTACAGGCTGGTATTTCTGATGTGCTTAATAACAATGGTGGTTTGACCGGTTTAACAAACGCTGGAATTAATGCAGTAACAAAATTATTTTAATGATTTGAGGAGATATTATGGCTTTACCAAAAATTGATACACCAATCTATGATTTGACTTTACCACTATCAAAGAAGAAAATTCGTTTTAGACCATTCTTGGTCAAAGAACAACGTAATCTTATGATGGCAATGGAATCGGATGACAAAGAAACTGTTCAAAAGAACATCAAACAAGTGTTGCATAACTGTACACTAACAGAAAATGTGGACATTGAGTCTTTGCCTATCATTGACATTGAATACTACTTTATCCAACTAAGAGCACGTTCTGTTGGTGAAGTTGTTGAAAACAAATATCGTTGTGAGAACATTGTTGATGATAAACCATGTGGACACTTAATGGAAAACAGTTTCAACCTGTTGGACATCAAGGTCTCACAAAGTGATATTAAAGATGAGATTCAACTGACAGATAAGATTAGTATTAAGTTGAGTTACCCAAGATTCTCTGTGTTGGATGCATCACAGAATATTGAAACTGCAACTGATATGGCGTTTGAAATGATTATCAGTAGCATCATTCATATCTTTGATGGTGAACAGTTCTACTATGCGAATGAAGTTGCAAAAGAAGAATTGGTTGAGTTTGTGGAATCATTGAACACTGAGCAATTTAGTAAGATTGAAGACTTTTTTGACAATCTACCTAAGCTGAATAAGACAATTGAAATGGACTGTGGTAAGTGTGGTTTCCACCATACGATTGAGGTGGAGGGTCTCGAAAATTTTTTCGGGTAATATTTCGTCATGATACGTTAAGAAATTATTATACGACAAACTTTGCATTGATGCAACACCACAAATATAGTTTGTCGGAACTTGAAGGTATGATACCTTGGGAGCGTGAAGTTTACGTTACTATGCTTGCTCAGTATATTGAAGAAGAAAATGAGAAGATAAAACAAAGAAACATGGAACGTAGA